GTAAAAGGAATCTCTCTTAATGAAGGAGATGAACTTGTTGAGGCTCAAGTAATTCCAACTAATACAAAAGAAATTCTTAGTATTAGTAAAAACGGATATTCTAAACGAACCTCTATAAATGAGTTCACTGTTACAAATCGAGGGACTAAAGGCGGAAAGATTCACGTTTTAAACGATGAAAATGATAGGTTAGTTTGCTTTGGCGCGCTTACTTCTCAAAAAGAAACAATCGTAGTTTCTTCCAATTCTCAAATTAAAATTAACCTTAACGAAGTAAAACTCCTTTCTAAAGGAGCGCAAGGTACTAAATCAATAAAACTTAATAATGCAGAAGTTATTGGCTTACTAATTTTTTAGAATATAACTTTCAAAATTTGATTTATTCAAAAAAATATAGTATAATAATTATAGAAAGTTAAAAAAGGCTTTCTGAAAATAATTTAAAATAATATTTAATTTAAAAGGAGAAAAAAATTATGAAACTGACTGTAAAATCTAATGAAGTATTTGAGTATGTAAAGAACAATGGTGGAAAGGTTTCCATTCCTGAACTAGCGGCAGCTCTTGATAGAGGTGAGCGTTCTGTAGGAGCTAACGTTACCGATCTGACAAAGAAGGGTCTGGCTGTAAGAGAAAAGGTTGAGGATAAAGAAACAAAGGAGACGACAACTTTTGTAGTTCTGACCGAGGAAGGAAAGAATTTTGTTCCATCTGAAGACGCAGAGTAAGTAATAGGGATATAGCGGAGGCTTTTATAAGCCTCCATTATAGTAATTTAAGTAGTTGAATAAAAATGAGGTAATTACATGAGACAAGCAGAAAATAGAGTAAAAATTGAAGGAATTTTAAGTGAAATTGACATTAAACCTACTACTTATAAAAAGAATGGAAAAGATGTAGAAGCTATTGGCGGTTCTATTATTGTAAAGGTTTCTCAGAAGATTAGTGGAGAAGAAAAAGAACTGATGATTCCAGTTCATATGTTTGCTGGAAAACTTACAAATGCAGGTAAGCCAAATCCAGCATTTGAATCTATTATGAGAGTTGCAAATGATTTTAAGTCTATCGCAGCAACTGGAGATGAAGAAACTGCGGATAGAGTCCGTATTACTGGCGGTTCCATTAGAATGAATGAATACTATGCGGCTGATGGTCATCTAGTATCGTTCCCAAGAATTAATGCTTCTTTCATTAATAAAATTTCAAAGGCTGATTGCAAGCCAGAAGCTACTTTTATGACAGAGTTTGCAGTGGCTAATGCTATGGATGAAATAGATAGAAACGGTGAACCTACTGGTCGTTATAAGATTAATGCGCTTATTCCGCAGTATGGTGGAAAGGTAGATGTCGTTCCTCTCTTTGCGGAAAGCCAGGGTGTAATTGATGCTGTTTCTACTTATTGGCAGGTAGGAGATACAGTTAAGGCCAATGGTAGACTTGACTTTAGCTCTAAAACTGAAGTAACTTATGAAGAAGTAGATTTTGGTGAGCCAGTAGAGAAAATTAGAACCATTAATAAGAGTGACCTTATTATTACTGGTGGTTCTCAGGAACCGCTTGAAGGTGATTTTGCTTTTGCGAAGGAAGAACTGGATGCGGCTCTGGCAGAACGTAAAGCAAGACTTGAAGCTCAGAAGGATAGAGATATGTCTAGAGTTTCTAAGAAGTCTGCGCCGCCAGCAAGTGCAAACAATGGTTTTGCTGACCTTGGATTTTAAGAAAGGAGGTAGGTTATGATTGATATTTTAAATATCGAGCCTACTGTAATTTCTAGAGATTTAAAAGGAAAATATATATTAATTTATGGTAAGCCAAAGACGGGTAAAACCACTTTGGCTTCCCGTTTTCCTAAAAATCTACTTGTGGCCTTTGAAAAAGGCTATAATGCAATTGATGGCATTAAGGCAGTAGATATTAATAAATGGAGTGACTTTAAAGTTGTTCTTCGTCAATTAGAAAAACCAGAGGCTCGCGCCATATACGATACAATTACAATTGATACTACAACTATTGCATATGAAATGTGTGAACAATTTATTTGCGCTCAGAATGGTGTTCAATCAATTAGGGATATTGCTTGGGGCCAAGGATGGGGCTTAGCAAAGAAAGAGTTTGAAAATTGTTTACGAAAAATTACAATGCTTGGTTATGGTCTTGTTCTTATTTCTCATATAGAGACAAGAAAAGAAAAAACAAGCGATGATAATGAAATTGAAATTCTTGCGCCCTCAATGCCCAAGAGATGTTATGAGGTAGTAAACCAAATTGTAGACATAATCGGTTATATTGCTACCGAATGGGATGATGACGGTAATAGTCAAAGATGGCTATATACTAGACAGACTCCAACAGTTATGGCGGGAAGTCGATTCCCTTATCTTTCACCTAAAATTAAACTTGGCTACGATGAACTTGTAGAAGCAATCAATGATGCAATTGATAAGCAAAGAGAACTTGATGGCGCAACAGTAGTTGATAAAATTGAAAGAAAAATTGAGGAAGAAGTCAAATTTGATGAAGTTAGGGCTGAAGCTGAAGCACTTTGGACTGAACTCGTTAAGGCAGATGCGGCTAACGCTGATAAAATTTTGAAGAAAGTAGAAATTATCTTTGGAAGAAAAATTAAACTTTCTGAAATTACAGAAGACCAAAAAGACTTAATGCAGCTAGTTGTTTTGGATATGAGAGATATGAAAAGAGAGCAGTAATGCTCTCTTTTTAAATTTGACAAATCTTCATTTTTATGGTATAATATAAAGAGAGAATAGAAAAGGAGATTAAAATGGCTATCTGTAGACTTTGTAAAATAGAAATTGACAAACAAAAAGATGATTGGATAATGCCATCGAATCGTTGGTATTATCATAAGAGTTGTTACAAAAATTGGAAAGAAGCTGAACATGTTAATGATGAAGATTATGTTGGATTAATTTATGATTTTATTGCGCGCGACCTTAAAGTTAAATATGATTATTATGTATGCGAAGCACAAAGAAAAAAGTTTATAAAAGATAATAAAATGACTAATAAAGGTATTTTATTTGCACTGAAATATTTTTATGAAATAAAACATGGTAATTGGGAAAAAGGACATGGCGGTATCGGAATTATTCCTTTTATATATACTGAATCATGTGCTTATTGGGCCGCGCAAGAACGAAAAAATAAGGGAGTTATTGCAGAAATTGAACGTCAAATGCGCGAAGCTTCAAATAGAACTAAAAAAACAATTTCTAAAAAAGAAATTAAGCCTCGGAAATTTACAGTTGATTTAAATGCAATAGCAGAAATGGAGGAAGAAGATAGTGATAGATAAAAGAACTGTTCAACAGTTGCTTGGTAGTTTAATGAAAAAACCTCAATTACTAAGTCAAGTTGATAAATATTCTTTTGTAATAACCGATTTTCCAAGCCGTTTTGAAAAGTATATTTTCAGTGCGATTGAAGGTTTATATCGCAATGGCGCCACGAACATACAGCCTATAGATATAGAAAACTTTTTAAGTACGAATCAGGCGGCAGCGGTAACTTTCAAAGAAAAGAATGGTATTGAATATCTTCAAGACATAATTGAATTATCTGAAGTAGAAAACTTTGATTATTATTATGATAAGTTTAAGAAATTAAATTTACTTAAAGACTTACAGAAAAGTGGATTTGATATAACAGAGTTTTATTGTGATGATTTAACCAACCCAAAATCTCAAGAAATAAATGAGAAATTTGAATCTCTTACTACTAAAGATATAACTAATGGTGTGAGAAAAAAATTACTTGGGTTAGAGTCAAAATATGAAGTTAATGATGAAGTTGAAATTCAAAGTGCCGCCGCAGACATTGATGATTTTGTTGAACAATTAGGTGTTGCTTATGAAATAGGAATGCCAGTTCAAGGTAGTATATATAATCAAATAATTGATGGCGCAAAGAAGGGAACTTTAACAATTCGAAGCGCGGCGAGTGGTGTGGGTAAAACAAGAAATGCTGTAGCAGATGCATGTTATTTAGCTTATCCATTTAGATATAATAGCACAACTTGTGAATGGGAACAAGAAGGTGGCTCGGAGAAAGTTTTATTTATTGTAACCGAGCAAAGATTTAAAGAAGTCAAAATGATGATTCTTGCTTATCTTACAGATATAAATGCCACTCGTTTTAAATATGCAGATTTTTCTGATAGGGAACGTGGAGTTATTACTCAAGCTACTAACTTAATGAAAGTTTATGAAGATAATTTAATATTAGTTAAAATGCCAAATCCTTCTATTGAGTTGGTCAAAACAATTGTTAGAGAAAATTGTATTACTCATAATATAGGATATGTATTTTATGATTATATTTTCATTGGCCCATCTTTATTAGATGAGTTTAGGGGATTTGCGATTAGAAATGATGAGATTCTATTAATGTTCGCAACCGCCTTAAAAGACTTGGCAGTTGAATTAGATGTAGCAATGTTTTCAGCAACTCAGTTAAATGCAAAGGGCGATGATAATAAAGATATAAGGAATGAAGGTTCTTTGGCGGGCGGCCGCAGTACAATTAATAAGGCAGATAATGGTGCCATAATGGCAAGGCCAACGAAAGAAGAATTAGATGTATTGCAACCTTTATATGAAAATAATCCAGATAATAAGCCAAATTTAGTTACTGATATTTTTAAAGTAAGAAGTGGTGAATGGACGCAAGTTAGAATTTGGTCTGATATGAATTTAGGTACTCTTAGGAAAAGAGACTTGTTTATAACAGATTCTAGGTTGGAACCAATAGAGAACTTCTTTGAAAGAGATGATTATAAAATTGTAAGTTGGGATGAGCATGAAAATGAGCATTTAAAAGTTATATTAGAAAAATTAAATCAAGGTGAGTTAATTGATTGATTATAAAGGAATTATAGAACAATTAGATACTAAAAGAGTTATTCAACTAATGGAAACTTTAGGAGCAAAAGATTATGTTGAAAAGCCTGGATATGTAATTTTTCCAACTATTTGTCATAATGAAAATACAGATGAGGCTTCTATGAAGTTATATTATTATGAGAACTCTCATCTATTTCAATGTTATACCGAATGCGGCACAATGGGTATTTTTCAATTTATGAAACATTACTATGACTGCCGTGGTATTATATATGACTGGTATCAAGATATATATAAAGTAATTCTTGATTGTAGTAATTATAATCCAAATTTTGGGTTCGCGCAACAAAAATATCAAAGTATACGTGATACGTATAAGGCGGCCGAGCTTAAAAAACTTCCAACTTATCCAAATGGAATTCTCAATTGTTTTACAAAGTTTTATCCATCGGAATGGTTATTAGATGGAATTAGCAAAGAAGCAATGGATAAGTTTGACATACGATATTCTATACCGCAGAATAAAATTATAATACCTCATTATAATGTAGATGGAGAATTAGTTGGAATACGAGGGCGCGCCCTTAATGAATGGGAAGTTGAAAATTTGGGTAAATATATGCCAGTTCAAATTGAGGGTAAGTGGTATAGTCATCCACTTTCATTAAACCTGTATGGATTAAATTGGACAAAAGAAAATATACGGCGCGAAGGTATTTGCTTTCTTTTTGAAGCAGAAAAAAGTTGTATGCAAATGGAGTCTTTTCAGCGTCCAAATTGTTCGGCCGCGGTGTGCGGAAGTCAATTCAATAAACATGCTTTAAAGATTCTAATTCAAAATGCACACCCACAAGAAATTATCATTTGTTTTGATAAGGAAGAAATACCTCCAAATGAAACTTATTTTAATAAGTTATATAATATAGGGAAAAAGTATCAAAACTATGCAGATTTTTCTTTCATCTATGATAGAGAGGGATTATTAGACCTTAAAGATTCCCCAACTGATAAAGGAGAAGAAGTATTTGAAAAGTTATTACAGAAACGTGTGAGGATTAAGTAAATGCAAACAAAACTTATTAATAAAGATATTAGAAAAGATTATACAATTGAGCTGCTTAAAGAGCGTGGATTAAAAGAAGAGGAAATAGATTATTTTCTTAGAGTACCAGATGATAGCGCTTTAGAACCGCCAGAACATTTGACCGACGTAATACATGGTGCTATTGAATTAAAAGTCGAAATTGATAAAGGCTCAAAAATGGCAGTTATAGTAGATAGTGATGTAGACGGATTTACTAGTGCAGCAATTATCAATCAATATATTAAATTGAGAAATCCTAATGTAGTAATATATAATATTTTACATAAAGGCAAAGGACATGGTCTTAGTGATACAATAGAGGATATTTTAAATATAGAAGATAAAATAGATGTTGTTATTTTACCAGACAGTAGTACTAATGATAAAGTGTATCATGATAAGCTGGAAGAATATGGTATTTGGTGTTTAGTACTGGACCACCATCTCTCTGAATCAGATGAGTATAGTGATAATGCTATCATTATTAATAATCAATTATCTGATAATTATAAAAATAAAGATTTATGCGGCGCGGGAGTCGTATGGCAATTTTGTAGACAATTAGATATAATTTATGGTGATACTTATGCTGATCAATTTATTGACCTCGCAGCGCTAGGTATTGTTAGTGACATGATGTCCATGCTTTCTCTTGAAAATAGATATATTGTTCATACTGGTTTTGCAAATATTAAAAACTACTTTTTTAAAGCGTTGTGTGAAAAGCAAGCTTTCTCAATGGGCAATAAAGTTACTCCTACTACGGTAGCTTTTTATATTACACCTCTCATTAATGCTATGATTCGAGCGGGCGCGCAAGAAGAAAAAGAACGATGTTTTGAAGCTTTTATTGATGGGCATAAATTAGTTCCAAGTAATAAACGTGGTGCGAAAGGAACTTTAGAAGAACTTGCAATTGAATCCGCACGAGAATGCACAAACGCAAGAGCAAAGCAAAATCGAATTTTAGATAAAGCAGAAGAAGAATTGGAGATTAAAATTGCAAAACATGATTTGCTTTCTAATAAAGTTTTATTTATTAGATTAGAAGATGAAGACCAGTTCCCACCCGAATTAAATGGATTAGTAGCTATGCGTATGGCAGCAAGGTACAAACATCCAACAATTGTAGCAAGACTAAATGAAGAAGGAGAAATTAAAGGCTCTAGTAGAGGTTTAAACGAGTCAGAATTAAAATCTTTTAAAGATTTTATGGATGAAAGTGGATATATGACCTTTACTGCAGGGCATGATAACGCGTGTGGAATCGGTATTTTAGATAAGAATCTTGCTGCTTTTCACGAATATGCCAATAAAGAGTTAGCAAATGTTGATTTTGGAGAAAGCTGGTATGAAGTTAATTTTGAGCGTATCGCTGCAGACCAAGATATTACGGATATAATTTATGATATAGCGGCGCATGAAGATGTGTGGGGTCAGCATTGCACTGAGCCATTGATTCATATAAAAGATATTAATATTACTAGTAAAGATGTGCAGATAATGGGGAAAAATGCTGATACAGTTAAAATTGAAAAGTTTGGAGTTACTTATATTAAATTCCACGCTAAAGATTTTATCAACGAGTTAGCGAAATATGATTCAATTAAATTAGAAGTAGTTGGCAGAGCTAACTTAAACGAATGGATGGGAAATTTTACCCCACAAATTTTTATAACTAATTATCAAATTGAAGATGGAAGTTTAGGATTCTAATTTGACAAATTCTTAAAATTCTGATATAATTATATTAGAAAATAAGAAAAGGAGTAACGTGAATGGATAAACTAAAATATGAGTTATCTCTGCATAATCATACCGATTTCTCAAATTTTCGTTTGCGCGATAGCATTAATACGGTAGAAAGTTTAATTGATTATGCAATTGAACTCGGACATAGTGGAGTAGCGATTACTGAACATGATACAATAGCTAGTCATATTCGAGCAGAAAAATATTATAATAAAATTAAAAAAGACCATCCGAATTTTAAATTAATAAGAGGAAATGAAATTTATCTTGTTCGTAATGGTTTGAATGCTCAAAATTATAAAAAAGAAACAGATAGATATTTTCATTTTATATTGATTGCGAAGGACCTCGAAGGACATAAGCAAATCCGCGAGGTTTCTTCGCGTGCTTGGATGAGAAGTTATGTGGCACGTAGAATGCGGCGGGTTCCAACTTATTATCAAGATTTAATTGATATAATTGGTTCAAATCCAGGTCATGTAATTGGATGTACTGCTTGTCTTGGAGGATGTTTACCGACGCAACTTCTTCGTAATCGAGATACTGGCGCGCCAAGTATGGATTTAATTAAACGATGGATTGTACAGATACAAAACATTTTTGGTAAAGATGATTTTTATTTTGAGATGCAACCATCATTTAATAAAGACCAAATATATGTAAATCATAAGTTGGTTGAATTAGGTGCAGAGTTTGGAATTAAATATATAATAACAAATGATGCACATTATTTGAAAAAAGAAGATAGACCGATTCATAAAGCATTTCTTAATTCACAGCAGGGAGATAGAGAAGTTGACGATTTCTATGCGACAACTTATCTTATGAGTGATGAGGAAATTCGTAGCTTTATGGAAGAAGAAATGGGCGAAGAAGTTCTTCAATCTGCTTATCGAGCGATTAAAGAAATTAGAGATAAGTGTGAAGATTATTCATTGATGAAACCATTGAAAATTCCAAGATTGAATTGGAAAAATTTTTCTTTGAATGGTATTGAAACTGGAATTTGGTGTGATAAAATTCCATATTTACAAAAATTCTTATTATCAGAATATCCTGAGGATAGAAAACTTGCTGAAGCAATTATTGAAAGAATTAAAGATGATGAAACTCTTCACAATCAAGAAACCTACGATGAAATTAATGCCTGTCTTGAAGACACCTGGGTATCTTCCGAAGTTAATGGAAGTAGATGGAGTGCATATTTCTTAAATCTTCAAAATATAATTGACGCATGTTGGGATGCGGGAACTCTCGTAGGTTGTGGTCGAGGTTCTGGAGTTGGTTTTATCTTATTATATCTATTAGGTATTACACAGATAAATCCATTAAGAGAAAAGAGTCAGACAAAGCGTTGGAGATTTCTAAATCCAGAACGTGTATCGGTTCTTGATGTAGATATTGACATCGAGGGCGGCCGGCGCGCAGAAGTATTGAAGTCTTTTCGTCAGATTTACGGAGAAGATAGGGTTGCAAATGTATTAACTTTAAAAACAGAGAAGTCAAAGTCAGCAATTCAAACAGCTTGCCGCGGTCTTGGTATTGATAATGATATAGCAGCATATTTATCTTCTTTTATTCAAGCAGATAGAGGTCAGCTTCGTAGTTTAAAACAAACTTTTTATGGCGACCCAGATAATGGAATGAGTGCTTCTTCTCAGTTTAAAATTGAGATGGAAGAAAATTATCCAGAGGTGTGGCGAGTAGCACAAGGAATTGAAGGACTTATAAATGGTTGTGGTATTCATGCAGGTGGTGTAATTTTTGTTGATGAGCCTTTTACTGAATCAACCGCGCTTATGCGAGCACCGAAGGGTGAAATTATTACACAATTTGACCTTCATGATGCAGAAGATACTGGTCTTATTAAATATGATATTCTTTCAGTTGAAGCACTTGATAAAATTCATAATTGTATTGATTTAATTTGTGAATATGGTTATGAAAAAAGAGAAGCTACTCTAAAAGAAACATATGAAAAGATAATTGGTATTTATAATCTTGAAAGAGATAGTAGAGAAATGTGGGAAATGTGTTGGAATCATAAGGTAATGAGTTTGTTCCAGATGGAAAAACAATCTGGAATAAGCGGTATTGCAGCGATGAAACCAACATCAGTAGATGACTTGGCAATTCTCAATTCAGCTATTCGATTAATGGCAACAGAAAAAGGTGGAGAAATGCCAGTTAATAAATTAGCACGTTTCAAGGCACATCCAAGTGATTGGGACTATGAACTAAAAAAATATGGACTCGGCGCGGAAGCAAAAGAAATTCTTGAACCAGTTCTTAACGTATCATATGGATTATGTATTGCTCAGGAGCAATTTATGCAGCTAGTTCAGCTTCCAGAACTTGGTGGTTTTAATCTGACTTGGGCAGACAAATTAAGAAAATCAATTGCTAAAAAAAATCCCGCAGAATATGATAAATTGACTGATGAATATTTCAAAACGATAAAAGAAAAAGGATTAAATGAACAATTATGTACTTATGTGTGGAATGTATTAATTGCTATGTCAAAAGGATATGGATTCAATCTTTCCCATACACTTGCATATTCGTTAATTGGATTACAAGAATTAAATCTTGCTTATCGTTATCCAACAATTTTATGGGATTGCGCGTGTCTTATTTCTGATAGCGGTGGCGCGGAGAAAGAAGATGAAGATGACGAAGAAACAAATAGAGAAGATACTGGGGAAACCTTTGATGATGTATCAATGGGAATTTTTACAGACGATATTGATGACGAAGAAGAAGATTCCAACGTATCTGATAATAAGCCCAAAAAGAAAACTGCAAAGACCACCAACTATGGAAAAATTGCAACAGCAATTGGAAAAATGGGACAAGAAGGCGTAACAATTGTTGCAACGGATATTAATCAGTCAAAGTATACGTTTTCTCCAGATATAAATAATAATCGTATTATTTATGGTTTAAGTGGGATAACTAAAGTCGGTGATGATATTGTAAAACAAATAATGGAACAACGGCCATATGACTCGATTGAAGATTTTTTAAATAAAGTAAAAATTAATAAGCCACAAATGGTTAATTTAATTAAGTCGGGAGCATTTGATAGATTATATGGCGGCGACCGCATTAAAGCGATGAATGTATATATTGATTTGGTTGCTGATAAGAAAAAAAGAATTACACTTCAAAATATGAAGATGTTAATTGATTTTAATTTAATTCCAGAAGAATATAGTTTTCAATGTAAAGTTTATAATTTTAATAAATATTTGAAAAAATTTAAGATGGATAGTTATTATCAACTAAATCAAATTGCTTTTACTTTTTATGAGAAAAATTTTGATTTAGATTTGTTAAATCCTTATCAGAAAGATGATATAATTTTTATTATCAAGCAAACTGATTGGGATAAAATTTATAAAAAACAAATGGATATAATTCGCCCATATATTCAAAAAAATAATGAAGAATTATTAAATAAAGTTAATAATAGATTAAGGCAGGATATGTGGGATAAATATTGTCTTGGCAATATTAGTCAGTGGGAAATGGATTCAATTTCTTGTTATATACATGAACATGAGCTGAAAAAACTTAAAAATAGTTTTTATGGTTTATCTGAATATAATAAATTGCCAGAAGAGCCAATTGTTAATTATGAATTTAGGTCTAAAGATACTGGACAAAAAATTCCATTATTTAAAATTTGTCGTATAGCGGGAACAGTATTAGATAAAGATAAAAATAAGAAAATGGTTACTTTACTTACAAACGATAGTGTTGTAACGGTAAAAATATTTGGTGATGCATTTACACATTATGATAGACAAATATCTGAAAAGCGTCCAGATGGAACTAAAAAAGTAATTGAGAAGAGTTGGCTTTCTCGTGGGAATAAAATCATTGTAACTGGTATACGTAGAGATGATAATTTTATAGCAAAGAAATATAAAAATACTCCGCATCATTTAGTTGAATTAATAACTTCAATAGATGAAAACGGATATATCAAAACTCAAACAGAACGTATAGAACCATGAGTTATGGATTATATGATGGGGATTTGATAGTATATCCTCAAGTCCCCTTCTTTAATTTAGAGCTAATGAAATTATCATCCTATTATAAAAGTAAACGAGAAATAGTTAGCTTTTCTCCTACTTTTTCTCCGAATATGTACAAACACTTTTTAATTCGTCAAGATTATACTAATAATTATTTACCCATATTAAAATATAATAATATTGAATACGGCGGCCGCGCCATATACGGTGATGAATATCAACCACTACCTTTAGAAATAGAATCTTGTAAACCTGATAGAAATTTATATGATAAAATTGAGTTTAAAGTTTATGAAAGTAAAACTGGAAGAGATAAGTTTAAAACAATGAAACATGCTGAACATTTGCGACTATCTCTTGACAATAAAACTGTATGGAAAGATTATGAGCGGCAGCTTCATAAAAGTAAAGGAATTAGTGGTCTTATATTTCATGACTATAATCTTGAAACAATAGATAATTCTTTAGAAACAGTAAAAGAATTAATTTCTTATCTTAGTAGTGAAAAAAGAGAATTAAGAATTGGAATGAAATTTCCAGTACAGACTACTACTGAAGAAAGATTAATTAAATGGATGAATTTTTTACCTATGGGTTATTACTATTCTGTAGACTTTAATGGTATTTTAACTTTAGATAATGTAGAAATTTTTAAAGAGTTGAAAAAGAAATCAACCTCTTCATTACAAACTACTATTAATCCTACTCGTAATATAACTTATAATGATTTTATTAATGAAGGTTCACAGAGGCTACTGCGCTCTATTGTAGATTTGCGTAATCATAGATTGGTTTTTCCACTTAAATATGATAAGGAATTTTTCGCAGATATACGATGGGCAAAAATAATGGATTTATTTGTGCGTTTTAATAATCATATTAAAGCAAATCTTTTAGATGATGATTATTTTAACCGAGTAGTCCCTTATGAAACTTTTTATAATTTTGTTAAAACTTTAACTAAAAGACAAAAATTTTATCCGCCAATTTTAAAGAAACAAGAAGCGGAAAAATTATTTCAATTTGTTAGAGAAACAAATTATAATCTATTTATTGATTTTTATGAATACACAGGAGAAAAATAATGACTAAAGAAGAAATAAAAGAAAAGGTGAATTTTAATAATAAAAAAATTCAAGAACTACTTGACCCAACTACTTTTATTTTACAACCAGAAGTTCAAAAATATATTGAAGATAATGAGTATTTAAAAACCATTTGCCCGCATGAATTTGTAAATGGAAAGTGTATCATTTGTGAAAAAGCCGAATAATCCTTAAAATATATATATAATTAGGAGGAAAGGTATATATGCAATACATTAAAAAAAGAGATGGTAGACTTGTACAATTTAATAAGAATAAAATTATCAATGCAATTTTAAGTGCTTTTAAAGATGTTGATGGAGATATAACACCCTATGCAGTTGAAAAAGCTAATAAAATTGCTGATTACGCGGAAAGTCAAGGCAAGAAAAAAATTCTTAATGTAGAAGAAGTACAAGATATTGTCGAGCGTGGACTTATGTCTACAAAAAGAAAGGACGTAGCAAGAAGATATATCACTTATAGAGAAGAAAGAAGTAGAATCAGAGACTGGAATACACGAATGATGGATAAAGTAGCTGATAAACTTACCGCTTCTGATGTTCAGAACCAAAATGCGAATGTAGATGAATATTCATTCGGCGGCCGCAGAGGTGAAGCGGATTCTGTTATTTTTAAACAAATGGCTTTAGATAAAGTAATTTCTGAAATGGCTAGAAATAATCATTTAAATAATGAAATTTATATCCATGATTTTGATAGCTATGTTTTGGGAATGCACAATTGTTTAACACTTCCTTTTGATGATTTGCTTGCTAATGGGTTTAATACTAGACAAACGGATGTGCGCCCAGCCAATTCAGTTAATACTGCTTTTCAACTTGTAGCAGTTCTATTTCAGCTTCAGTCGTTACAGCAGTTTGGTGGCGTGAGTGCATCACATCTTGATTGGACAATGGTTCCTTATGTGCGTAAATCTTTTAGAAAACATTTTAAAGATGGTATGCATTATATTGAGCATCTTTCATACAATCAAACAACTGGCGATGCTATTATTGACACTTGGAAAGATGCAACAGAAATGCCAATTGATGCACCAGAATATCAAATGTTTAAAGGGGCATATGAGTATGCTCTTGATATGACTGAAAAAGAAGTGCGCCAAGCGGTTGAGGGGATGTATCATAATTTGAATACACTTCAAAGCAGAAGCGGAAATCAATTGCCATTTACTTCAATTAACTATGGAACTTGTACTCTTCCAGAAGGCCGCATGATTATCAAAGCGCTTCTTGAGGGTTCAATCAAAGGTGTTGGAAAGCTTCATAAAACTGCAATTTTCCCTTGTGGAATTTTCCAGTATATGAAAGGAGTAAATGATAAACCTGGTACTCCAAACTATGATATGTATCAACTTGCTCTTGAGTCGACCGCGCGCCGTCTATATCCAAATTATGCAAATGTGGATTGGTCAGGTAATGCAGGTTATGACCGCAATGACCCTCGTACATATTTCAGTACAATGGGTTGTCGTACAGCCAATGGCTATGATATTAATGGTTTTGGACAACTGAAAGATGGTCGTGGAAATATCTGCCCAGTAACAATTATTTTGCCTACACTTGCGATGGAAGCAGGTAACGTAGAAGATTTCATGGAACTTCTTGATGAAAAAATCCATGAAGCAAAAGATATGTTACTAGAGCGGTTTGAATACATTTGTTCCCAAAAACCTTCTTCAGCAAAATTTATGTATGAAAATGGAACTATGGCAGGATATATTCCAGAAGAAGGAATCCGCTCTGCATTAAAGCATGGAACTATAGTTATTGGTCAATTAGGCTTAGCTGAATGTTTGCAAATTCTTATAGGTTGTGACCACACAACAGATGAGGGAATGGAACTAGCTAAAAAAATAGAGCAACTCTTTAAAGATAGATGTGCTGAATTTAAACAGCAATATAAGCTTAATTTTGGCGTATATTATACTCCCGCAGAGAACTTATGTTATACTGCCATGAAACATTTTAAAGATGATTATGGCGAGTTACCTAATATAAGTGATAGGGATTATTTCACCAATTCAATGCATGTACCTGTATGGAAAGAAATTTCTCCATTTGACAAAATTGATATTGAATCTCAATTAACTGGTTATTCAAGCGCAGGATGTATTACTTATGTAGAACTTGAAGGTGCGGTATTGAAAAACTTAAAGGCTTTAGAACAAATTGTAAATTATGCTATGGAAAAAGATATTCCTTACTTTGCAATAAATGTTCCTAATGATACTTGTATGGAATGCGGCTGGACTGGTGAAATTGGAAATGAATGTCCAGAATGTGGCTCTAAACACATTCAAAGACTTAGAAGAGTTACTGGATATTTAACTGGAGATTATAAAACAGCATTTAATTATGGAAAGCAAAAAGAAGTTGAAGATAGATTTAAACACAGTAAAAAATTATAATTCAATAGCAGCAGGGATATTAATTGGTTTGGGTGTTATTATTAACACCCAAACTAACCCTCCAATATTGGGAGCTTTTCTTTTTAGTTTTGGTTTGTTAACAATAATACATTTAAAGCTTCCTTTATTTACTGGACGAGTAGGTTTTTTAGAAAAAGACCTTATATTAATTTTAATATTTAATTTTATTGGTATAGCCTTAATTTTTTATTTGTATTGTGCAAGCAATTTAAATTATTATTCTATATTAGAAAGCGCCGCGGCGATAAAATTTGCAAAAGGATATGTACAAATGTTTTTTGGCGGTGTTTTCTGTGGAATGTTAATTCATTTTGCGGTTAAATGTAAAACTCCTTTATTGACTTCAATGGCAGTAATTTTATTTATACTAATAGGAGCAGAGCATTGTGTTGCAGACTTTCCATATTTATTAGTAAATTTCAATTTTTATAATTGTATTAAGTTGTTTTTAGTAATAATAGGAAATTCAATAGGTGCAATTTGTATAGAAGGATTAATTAATAATGAGTAGATATAATACAATAATAAATAATGATGTTGTCAATGGAATAGGAGTTTGTGTAAGTTTTTTTGTTCAGGGATGTCCCCATCATTGCCCTGGATGTTTTAACCAAGAAACTTGGGACTTTGAAAAAGGTATAGTTTACGACGAACATGTTCGTTGGGAAATTATAAAAGCAATAGGAGCTAACGGTATACAACGTAATTTCTCTGTACTCGGAGGAGAACCATTAGCAATTCAAAATCTTTCTATGACTGCGGAAGTAGTTAATGCAGTACGTCATGCGTACCCTAATATTAAAATTTACTTGTGGACAGGCTATCTCTTTGATGAATTAATTGATTCATCAAACCCCCTTATTTTACAGATATTAAATAATATCGACGTTTTGATAGATGGCCCGTTTATGGAAAATCAAAAAGACTTATCTTTAACACTTCGTGGAAGTAGAAACCAACGTATATTTGTAAAAAGAAATAACATTTGGGAGGAAAATTATGGAAGACTTGAAAGTTAGCGTTAAAAAACTGACAAAAATTTGCGATATGCTCAAACAAACTGGACAAACTGAAGCTAGTTTTGAATATGTTGTGGGCAGTTGTTTTCCCAAAGTTATGGATAATATTAAGAAATATGTACATCAACAATATACCTTGGGCTATGTTAAGGGTTTAGAAGAAGCTAAAGCATCCCTCTCTTCAGAAGAAGAGACAGAATACAGAGTGATTGAATTAAAAGAGGGGGATTCTAATCATGAAACATAAGATTTTAATTTCTATTTTAGTTTTAACTTTATTAATTTCTACTACGCCAATTTATGCTTTGGAAAAACCAGAAGAGCCAAAAATTAATGGTAAAGTTACCAATGAAAAAATTGAGCAATATAATAAAGAAGCTAAAGATTATAACAAAAAAGTTGATGAATATAATAAGAAGGTTAAAGATGAGCATCAAAAAGAAGTAGAAGAAATTAATAAAAAGAACGAAGAAGGCGCCGCGATTGAGAAGAAAAGTAAAGAAGAATATGACGCGGCAGTTACTGAAAATGAAAAAGCTAAAATGGAAGCGGAAAAAACAAATTTACAAATTGATAAAGATAATAAAAATGAAGAAGAAAGAGTTAATAATTATAATTTAAATGAAGATTTAAAATATCAAGATTCGGTTCAAGAAAAAGAAAGAATTGAATCTATAAATACTAAATTAGAAAATCAGTATAATCAAAATGTTAAAGAAGCAGAAGAAGAATACCAAGCTGCTCTTATTGCTGAAGATGAGCGAATTAATGGAATAAAAGAAAAAAATAAACAAATTCGCCAAAACAATGAAGAACAGAAACAAAAAGCATTAGAAGTAGAACAGTATAATTTAGAAGAAAGCGCACGAATAGAACAAAGTAATAAAGAGAAACAAGAAAATTATGAAAAACAAAAAGAACAATATCAAAAGGATTATGAGCAATATCAAAAAGATTTAGCTAAGGAACAACAAATAATCGCGGCAGGCTATAGTTCAGTTGAACAATATAATAATGTAATTATTAATCATAATAATACGGTGGATAAAGCCATCGAAGAGAATGCTGCGGCCGCGCCTTTTAATATGAGTAAAGCATATAAAGTTATTCCTTCGGATAATCCTACTGGTACTAAAGTTAAAGTCCATATAGAACATAGTTTTATTGATATTGACTCTAGTTTTGTTGAAGATTTAGAGATTGATTTTAATGATACGATAATTTTCTATGCCGCGGGCGCGCAAATGAAAACAACAAAAGATAACTATGCGTCTTTTTATTATAATGGCGGAGAAAATTATTCACAAGGTTATTGGGTTTCTGCTGGTTCAGTTTTAATGGATAATGCAGTATACAAAGAAGATGGATGGGATTGTGGAGATAATCATACTATTTCTTATAAGCAAGGTAAAAATCATTCATTCGATATAACTGATATAGATATGGTATATTATTATGCTTGGAATCCATTAAAAAAATATAAAACCTATAACATTCCGCAGTTGCCTACTGAACCTATTTTAGAATTAGAAGAATTTATACCAACAATCTTTAATCCAGTTTATGAAAATGAGTTAGATGAAACTAGAATTGAAGTTTTTAAAAAATCTGTTGAGATTCCAAGTTATTTAGATGTACCTTCTATTTATAAGCAACAGTATTTAGAGTATATTCCTAAAGAACATGTTGCTCCTATTTTAAAAGAAGTGCCCGAGGTTTTAACTTGGACAGCACTTGCGGCACCCAGTTCGCCAGCTCTTTTAAACCATTTGCCACTTTTTAAATTATTGCCAATAAAAGCAATAGTATCTAATAAAACTAAATCCGTTCGTAAAAATTCTAATACGGCTAACGCTATTTTTACTTCTAATAATTCTAATTCAGATGGTTTAATAGATGAAGAAGAAAATAAAGGTACTGAAATAATTCAAGAAGAGCAAGTACCACTTGTGGCTTCTGACCCTAATAAATGGGCTTTACTTAATTTAATAATTCTAATTGTAATTATAATTATATTCCTATTTATTCTTTTTGCTAAACCTAAAAAAGAAGAGGAAGAAGAAAAAAGAGAATATTATAATTACGAAAAGCAAGAAGAAGAAGATAAAAAAGATTTTAAACGCTTTAAATTATTAAGTCTATTAGTCAGTGTAGTTTCTGTAATCTTCTTTATTCTTACTGAAGATATGACATTACCAATACAATTAATAGATAAATGGACTATTATAATGGTAATATTCCTAATAGACCAAATACTTTTAGAACTAATAATCCTTAGAATAAAAGGAACACGAAAAGGAGAAAAGAAACAAAATGAGTAATATTACATTAATTTTAATGGTTGCAATAGTTATTGAAGCTTTTGTTGAATATTTTAAATCTATTGAATATATGATAGATGAAAAAGAGTATAAGACCGCTTTGACTCAAGGAGTAACTATTGTAATAGGTATATTTTTTGCTTTTGCTTTTAATTTACAGTTATTCAATGAAGCAATGGTTTACTTCTATGAAGGCATTACAGTTAATCCAATTATAGACAAAATTTTAACAGGTATTTTACTCAGCCGCGGCTCTAATTATCTAAGTGATTTAATTTCCAGACTGACAAAAGGTATCATGTTAGATTTTGAAGATATTGAAGATATTGAAGATGAAATTGAGGAAATAGAGGAATAATATAAAAGACCGAGTTTATACTCGGTCTTAAATTTTGACAAAAAATTTTTTTTATGATATAATATATATAGAAAGTGAAAAAAGGAGAAAGATAATGAAGTTTGAAAATACTGAAGTCTTCAATTTTAAAGGCGCTTTTAGAGGAATGAGAAATCCTTTAGAGTCTTGGAATAAATCAGATAGTTTTATGGGTATGATTAATACAAATTATGAATATCCAGAGTTAGAAATTGCTACGAATTGGACAGATAATGAAAATAAAATTCGAATGCAAAAAGATAGAAGGCCTTATGAAAAGAATAG